TTTGGATCGCAGACTTTTTATTAAAAGATAATAAGGGGGGTGCTCAACAGACCAATAGCGTAATGATAAAAGCGGGAAGGAAAAGAGGTCATTCTATTCGGGTGGTAAGTGGGGGCTCTCTGCCCGATTCTAAGGGTAGCTATGATGTCATTGTGATTAACAACGTAACTAAGTATACAAAAGAGCAGATAGAGGGACTGGTAGCCACAGGGAGGGTAATTAGGTATGAACATGACCACTGGGTAGCAGAAAATTACCCAGAATTATATAAAGAGGTCAAACACACGATATTTTTAAGTCCTTTTCATAAAGAAAGCATAGAAAAGCAAATAGGATACAAAATTAAAAACTCAAGTTTAGTGCCTTCTCCAATAGATACAAAAAGATTTACACTAGGAAAAGAGAAAGAAGATAATACAGTAATTTATACAGGGAATATTTGTAAAGAAAAGGGTATTGAAGGACTGATAGAATACGCTTTAGAGAATAAACACTTGAAGTTTTATGTTATAGGTTGGGGTGCTATGGTAGAAGATGTTAAAAAAATTGATAACATACAATACCTAGAAGGAATGGAACAAGAAAAGTTAGTAGAGTATTACCAGAAGTGTGAGTATTTTTACCATAGACCGACATTGAAAGAGCCGTTTGGAAGAACAGTTGTAGAAGCGTATTTATGTGGGTGTAATTTATTACTCAATAATAACGTAGGTGCTATATCTTGGGATTGGGATTATAGCGATTATAATTTAATTCAAAAGAAGGTTCAATCTCAATCTAATTTTTGGAACATAATAGAAAATGAAATACAAACATCAGGGAATATGGAGTGAGTTGCTTCCTAGTTTAAGTTGGAGTAGAAATTGGCACGAAAAAGAAGACAACGAAATCCTTTGTAAGTATGCTGAAAAAATAAGCGGGCATATTTTAGAAATTGGCAGTGCAGAGGGACAATCGGGAATATCAATGTTACTAGCAAACGATAGCGTGTATTGTGCTATGGTAGAGCCGTTTGTTACTACTAACTTACTTGTGAACATAAAGGCAATGGAGTTAGGGGACAGGACAATTATTTTACCTACTACATCAGAAAAGGTGTTTCTACCACCACTAGGATATGAGTTAATATTTATAGACGGCGTTCATACTTACAATATGGTCAAGCACGATTTAGAGAAGTTTTCTCAAACGGGTGCTAAGTGGATTATACTTCACGATGTGAATAAGCCAGAGATAGCCAAAGCAGTTGGAGAGTTTATATTAAAAGGGGATTATGAGACTGAATATTTAGGAGAGAACATTCAGGTATTATCTAAAATTAAAATAGACCGAAAATGAAGAAAGCATTTATTACGGGCTGTACTGGACAAGATTCTGCTCATTTGTCTAAGTTATTATTAGAAAAGGGCTATGAAGTGGTCGGTGGGGTTAGAAGAAGTGCAGAGAGAAGTTATTGGAGGTTAGAAAAACTGGGAATCAAGGATAGGATAAAGTTTGTAGATTTTGATCTACTTGATTATCACAATATGGTAGAAGTAATTAGGGAAGGTCAATTTGACGAGATTTATAATTTAGCGGCTCAATCGTTTGTGGGGACTTCTTTTAGACAGCCGTTTTATTCTCTTAAATGTAATGGACTAGCAGTATGTGAGTTAGTAGATATTATTCATCAATTTAGTCCTCAATCTAGGTTTTATCAAGCTAGTACGAGTGAGATGTTTGGCAAGGTAAGAGAAACACCACAGAGCGAATGGACACCGTTTAATCCTAGTAGTCCTTATGGAATAGCTAAACTAATGGCTCATAACTTTGTGGAAATGTATAGAGATAGTTACGACTTCCACGGGTGTTGTGGAATACTTTTCAATCACGAAGGAGAATTAAGAGGTAACGAGTTTGTTACGAAAAAGATTACTAATTATGTAGCTGATTATAAGAATGGTAAGGTAAAGGATACTTTGAAGTTAGGGAATATCAATGCTAAAAGGGATTGGGGATACGCAGGGGATTATGTGGAAGCCATGTGGATAATGATGCAATTAGACAAGCCAGACACTTATGTTGTGGGGACAGGTAAGCAATATTCTGTGAAAGACTTGGTTAAAACTGCGTTTAAGTGTGTAGGAATAGATATCAAATGGAAGGGGAAAGGAGTAGATATAAAAGGAGTAGACAAGGAAACAGGCAAGGTCTTAGTAGAAATAAGCGAAGAGTTTTACCGACCTAATGATGTAGAAACTTTATTAGCAGACAATAGAAAGATAAGAAACAGATTAAAATGGCAACCTAGAACGTCTTTTGAGAAGATGATAGGGAAAATGGTTGAAGATAGGTTAGATTGAAAAATGGTATAATAGATAGTAAATAAATTAATAAATAATATAAAATGGCATTAACACAAACTTGGGCGTTGCAAGGAACAACACCAACAACCATAGAAGCAACTGATTTGATTCAGTTCTCTGATGGTACATTTGACAATCCCATTACTGTGGCGTCTTACAATGACGGTACACACGTAAGGGCATCAGGTGGAACAGACGATTCTGATGGGAATACACCTAACAACGTAAAGTATGTTGCTAGTGGTACAGGAGACTGGGGAGACGGTACAGAGTCCTTAGCAAGTATTACAGACGGGGAGTGTACTTTGAAGATAACAATATCGGAAGCTGTAGAGATAACAGTAACAGATATTACAATGTATGCTTACGACGGTACTACTACTACTAACGCACCTACAGGAATGGATGTTTATTTAGCAGAATCAGGGGACGCAGCTTGGACTAATGCAGACGGTAGTGCAGCAGCTTTGACAATAGCAGACAGCGACACACCTGCAACAGACCATTATTTTTATGTAGCATTAAGTGCAAGTCCTTCAAGTGTGGGAGTAAAGAGTGCAAATAAGGTTAGAGTACAATTCACATATCAATAGAATAGTTTAATTAAGAATACTCGTAAAGGAGGATTACAAATGACATTACCAGAGCCAAACGCATTATTTGTTGCAGGGCTTTCTAATGGGGAGACCCTAGTAGAGGGTAGAGGGAAGTTAGAAAAAAAGGATACTTCTCCTTGGCATAAACTACAGAGTTATATTAAGGAGAATGATCTTGAGATTAAGTCGTTTGGGATTTGGATAGGTGATAGGCATTTTAATTTACCAGCGATGGGGCGATTCGGAGGGGAAATCCCACTAGAGTATAATTGCTTTAGGAAGTTTTCTGCCGATGCTGCTATTGGTAAATCCAGTGTTGAACACCACGCTTGTTATACATACGCAGAAGCGATTTACAAGGACTATACAGTCCAGTTGATTGTGGACGAGTTTGATATTAACAAGTGCTGGATAAATTATGTTCAACATAAAGATGACAAAAAGAAACTTCAATAAAATATTAGTATTGGGTATTGATTACCTTTGTTTTATCCCTATTTTAGGGTTAGATAAGTTTATTTATTTTTAGAAATGGCAGATTTTCCAACAGCTAAAACAGAAGCAGTTGACAATGTAACAGACGTTTTAGCTAAGCATGTAAATAATTTAGAGGATAAAGTTGGTATTGATGGAAGTGTTGACACGGACTCTTTGGATTACAAAGTAAATCATTTTTCCGAAACAGACCCAGTATATACGGCTTGGGACAAAGATTACGATGATTTAACTAATACACCTACTATACCAACTAGGGATAGTTTAGGTTTAGATACAGATGATACAGTAACTTTCGCTAACTTATCGGGAACAAATACAGGAGATAATGCCACAAATAGTAATTATAGTGGTTTAGATACAGCCAAATTGAATATAGACCAAACCACCCCACAAACCACAGTAGGTACTTTTACTTTTCCCGTTCTCCACACCCCAACCATAAATGGCGGAATATTAGCTAATGACGATATAACCATTCAAAGTACAACCCACGCCACAAAGACAACAAGTTATGTGATTTTACAGCCAACAAGTGGCAACGTCGGCATCGGCACCACCTCCCCTAATAATTTACTTCAAGTTAATGATTTAATCTCTTTTACCAATGCTGACTGGCGAACTCAAATTGGTTACCAAGCTGGTAAGTATGATTTAGGGCAATACAATACTTGGATTGGTTATCAAGCTGGCTCGGCTAATAATTCTACAGGTAAAACTGACGCTGCCGATTATAATACCGCAGTTGGCTATCAGGCTCTCTACTCCAACACCACAGGTAGCAGAAACTCTGCTCAGGGATATGCTGCTCTTCACTCCAACACCACAGGTAGCTACAACTCTGCTCAGGGATATGCTGCTCTCCGCTACAACACCACAGGTAGCTACAACTCTGCTCAGGGAATGTATGCTCTCTACTCCAACACCACAGGTAGCTACAACTCTGCTCAGGGATATGCTGCTCTTCACTCCAACACCACAGGTAGCCAAAACTCTGCTCAGGGAATGTATGCTCTCTACTCCAACACCACAGGTAGCTACAACTCTGCTCAGGGAGTGTATGCTCTCTACTCCAACACCACAGGTATCAGAAACTCTGCTCAGGGATATGCTGCTCTTCACTCCAACACCATTGGTTCTTCTAATACAGGGGTTGGTTACAATACAGGCAGAGGTATAACTTATGGTTCAGGTAATACTATTTTAGGAGCAAATGTTACTGGACTTGCTGCTGGTTTGACTAATAATATTATTCTGGCAAATGGTACTGGGGCAATAAAAGCACAAAATGATGGAACAGATTGGAACTTTACAGGCAACGTCGGCATCGAGATAACAGCTCCAACAGCTAAACTTCATATAGTAGGTTCAGCAGATACCCAACAACTCATTGTCAAAGGTAACGCTACCCAGACAGCTAACCTTGTAGAAATTCAAAACTCAAGTGCTACAGTTTTAGTAAAAGTTTCTGGTACTGGTGTATTCTTTCCCTTACAGGCAGCAACTGCCTCTGCTCCAGCTTATGTTAAAGGTGGATTGTATTTTGACCTAACATTAAATAAGTTGATGGTTGGAGGTGCAACTGGGTGGGAGGCTCTCAGTAGTGCTTAAGGTATAATAGAGTTATGAGTTTAGTTAAATTTAGTTTAGAGTATTATGGCAATTATAAAGAAAACACAAAGAAAAGGGTCTGAGTGTGAGTATTGGCGAATTTTACAGATTGATTGTAATGCAGACAGAGCAGACGCAGTTGCTACATTCGGTCTATATAAGGATAGAGAAACAAGGTTAGCAGACCTTACAGCAGTCATAGACCAGTTTCAAATAGATTTGGGTAGTGAGTTCAATGATAAAATATTGAAGGACGATACTAAAATTAAAGACAAAGTTAAGAAGACAGCTTACGAAGCGTTAAAGGAAAAAGCGATAGCAGAAGCTAGTAAAGAAGTCTCCGAAGAAGGAGAGTCTAGGGATGAATCATTAGCATTCTTTGCAGATGCAGTTAGCGATATATAATTTTAGTAGGGCATTACAATGCAGACTAAACAACAAACAACTGTAGAGCCAGTTGAAAATAAAACTCAAGAGTTTATTTCTAAATATAATGAGCTAGTACAAGAGTATGGCTATCAACTGTTAGCAGTTCCAGCGTATAAGATGCGTGACGACAACACATACAGTTTGGTCATACAAATGCAGGTAGCAGAATTACCTAAAGAGCAAGATAAAGAATAATGATATTATGAGTAACTACTGGCTTGAAAGAACAAAAGCAAGGTTTATAATTTAAGAGAAACTAAAAAGTGTGGCTAAGTTTGGAACAATCAAATATGGAGAAGGGAGGTATGGAGTTCAATCGGAGAGGACTCTTTATATTCAGGGTAAGTTAGCAGGAGGTTCAGAGAGAAGCATTTACATTTGGGGGACTACTGATGATGGTTCAGAGAGGGCATTATGGGTATACGGACAATCCAGTTCTAATAGCGAGAGAGCATTATATCTTGAGGGTGAATCTGTAATAAGTGAAAGAGCCATTTACCTAGAGGGAATTGACATCGAAAACAGTTCTGAAAGGATATTGTATATACAGGGTTCTAGTAGTTCTTATTCTGAGAGAGGATTTTACATAATAGGAGGACTGGGAGGTTCGAGTGTAAGGACACTATATATCTCTGGAATTGGTACAAGTAGTTCAGAAAGAACTATTTACATAGGAGCAGGGTCTAGTGATACTTCCGAAATTGGACTCTGGATTGAGGGTTGCTTAACTGATTACGAGGAGAGGGAGATATATGCCTCTGGGGTCGCTACAAGCGATTCTAACAGGAACTTATATATCTGGGGGTATATTGATACCTATTCGGAAAGAGGTATATATATAGATGCGAATATGGGTAGTGAGAGAGGGTTGTATATTATTGGACTGGGTTGTCCGTGGTATTCAGACACTAAGGAAGATTGGAAAACTAAAGATACAAAGGATTGGTATGATAAGGAGGGTTCTTTGTGGCAACAGGATAATAGCTCAAAATGGTATAATATAGAAGAAAAATCCTACAAGGTTAAGACACGAAAACCTAAATGTTAATTTAATTCAAAGTAAATATGATAGAAACAAAAAGAGGTTACGCAACGAAATCTGAGGTTGAAGATTATTGTGATATTGCGATAACCGATGAAAGTGAAGCAATAGAGCGAATAGAATTAGCAGAAGAAATAATTGACAAGTACATAGGTTTTCAAAATGCTTTTATGAAGTACGAAAGGTCTGGTGTCGCTACAGGAGGGACTACAACTACCTTAGAAGATACACGTTCAGGTTCTCAGGTTAATTCGGTAACGGAGAACATACTTAGTTATTGTCTTTTAGAGATTATAAGTGGTACTAATTCAGGAGAATCCAAAGTGATAATTAGCAATAATACAGAGGGTGTGCTAACAGTACAGAGTGCTTTTACAAGTGCTATAGACACAACTTCGGTGTATAGAATATATCAATTAGCAAAGTTTCCTAGAGGTATAGATTACAAGTTAATAGACAATGTTTATTACAAGTATATTCCTGAGCAAGTTAAAAAGGCAACATTAGCACAAGTTCAGTATATGATAGAAATGGGGGACGACTTCTTTATTAGTGGAGTTGATAAGACCTCAGAGAATATAGACGGTTACGATTATGAAACTGTTAAGGGTACTAGAAGAGAAATAGCACCTAAAGCTCGGGAGTATTTAAGAGGGTTAGTTAATAGAAGGGGTAAATTGATAGTATAAAATTATGGTAGATAAAATATAGTTTAATACAATGGTATATAACGATGCAGTAACAATTTATGACTCGGAAGCTAGAAACGACTATGGAGAAAAAACATGGGAAAGTGGATCAACTATTAAAGCCCGTGTTATAGAAAAATCCTCGGAAGTATTAGACCCTAGAGGAAACAGAGTTATGAGCGATTTAATAGTTCATTTGCCAATAGATGAAGACGCAGAAATAGGACAGAAATTGGGGTATAACGATATAGATTATTTAGTATTAGCAGTAGCGAAGCCAAAGAATGAAGTAGGGCATACGAGGGATATTAAATTGATTTGCAAACGGTATGGCGAAGGTTAATATAGAGTGGGAACACGATATTCCTAAAAGAGCCAAAGAACTGGTAAAGAAAGCAGTTACAGGACTGTGGGAAGCCAGTGAGGAGGCGGTAATAGTAATAGGAAACGAATCGGAGCGACAAGTTCCTTTGGATGTAGGAACGCTTAGAGACAGTTGGAGGACAGAGCCGTTAAAAGGAGAAATAGGTTTTAGTATGGGATATTACACAGATTACGCAGCGAGATTACACGAACACCCTGAATATCATTTTCAAAATGGTAGGAAAGCAAAGTATTTAGAGCAACCGATTGAGCAGAACATGGGAAATTGGCAAGGTCATTTTCTTAATAAATTAAAACAGGTTATGAAATGAATCAAGTAGCATTAGAAATAGCACAGTATTTAGAAGATGAAGGTCATGGTACTTTGGGTACAGATTTGTTTGTTGATATGCTTCCTGATGTAAGTTCAAACGTGATAGCTATATTTACTACTGGGGGTTCAGTACCTGACATAGATTTACCTATAGGAAGTCCTAGTTTTGAGATTTTAGTTAGAGGAGAAAGTGCTAGTGTAGTTTACGACAAGTTAAAGGGTATGGTGGACGATCTACACCAGAAGTACAACGAGGTCTTAGTTACAGACGGTAATCATTATTATTCTATTCTCTTAAACGGGGAAATTAACACTCTGGGTAGAGATGATAAAGAAAGGATAGAATATAGTGCGAACTTTAGTTGTAAGATAAGGGGTCGCTAAATATGATAAAATATGATGGTGAAGTATACAGAGAGTTGAGGTGTCCAAAATGTAGAGCTTTACTACTAGAGGAGTATGTTTACAACGGAAGGATTAGGATAAAATGTCCTA